CTGAAGCAGCATTCGTATCAGACGCAGGACGGCTCCCAGAGAACCGTCATCGACATGACCATCGATGAGATAGGCCCCTCGCTGCGGTACGCGACCGCGCAGGTGACGCGCGTGCAGTCCGGACGCGGCTACTCGGGCGGCAGCACGTATGGGGACCCGGCCAAACCCGCCAACGGGCAGGGCTGGCAGAACAGCTCCCCGGCCCAGAACCCCGGCATGCCGGAAGACGACCCGTGGGCTCAGACGGCACCCGCCTCTCCCGGCGCCACGTTCGGCACTTCCAACGATTTCCCATCAAACGATTCCGACCCCGAATTCTAAGGAGATTCAATGTCGCGCAAGAAAAAGACCGACGGTGTGCAGGATGCGCTGATTCCCGACGAGATAACACCGCTCATGCTGCTCGCCCTGACAGCTAAGGCATCACGCATGAAGGACGCCGCGGCCGCGTTCCGCATCGCGGCCAGCAAGATGCTCGACCTGGCCACCAAGGACGAATACATCGAAAAATACAAGAACATCGACCCCATCACCGACGCCCTGTACGACGCCTGCGATCTCTCGCAGCACATCTTCGACGCCGCCAACGCGGTCAACGACCTCATCAACTATCCGGTCGAGGCCCGCGAGCGCGTGGTGAAGGCGGATATCGAGCGCAGTTTGTTGGATCCGTGGCGTGATCTGCCCACGTCTGGTGTGGATCCGGATACCGGCGAAATCAAGGAGGACTGAATCATGAGCAAACGCAAGCACGGACGCCAGCAACTGGAGCATGAGCGCCAACGCCGGCGCAGGAAGCGCATGCCGCACCTGCCCGTACACCAGAATCTATCGATCAAGGAGCAGTGACCCGATTCAGTGGCTATCAACATCATCGATATCAACGTAAAGAACCTCATCCCGAACCCGAACAACCCCCGCAAAGACGTGGGCGACGTCACCGAGTTGGCCGACAGCATCAAGGAACAGGGGTTGCAGCAGGCGCTCGTGGTCACCCCCGACCACGAGGAGCACGGCGAGCGCATGTTTCGTGTGGTGATTGGTCATCGTCGTTTGGCGGCGTGCAAGTTGGCTGGTTTGGAGTCCGTGCCGTGCATTGTGCGCGAGATGGACGCTCGCACGGAGCGCGAGTTGATGCTGGTGGAGAATTGCCAGCGTTCCGATTTGACGCCGTTGGAGGAGGCCGACGGGTATCAGGGTTTGCTTGACCTTGGTGCCGGTGTGGGTGAGCTGGCCTCGAAGACGGGCCGTAGCGAGTCGTTCGTGCGTGGCCGGTTGAGAATCGCGCGTATTCCCGCCGAGGTGCGTTCCGGGTCGGAGGCGTTCGCTCAGTTGTCGCTTTCCCAGTTGGATGATCTTGCGGAGTTCGAGGCTTATCCCGACATGATGGCTGAGTTGGCTTCGATGGCGGGCACCAAGAACTGGGATTGGAAGCGTGGCCAGCTGCGGTCGCGGGTTCGTGTCGAGGCGTGGCAGCAGAGCATGAGAACAGCGCTTGAAGCTCTGGGCCTGACTGTGGATGTCTCGGCTTCGACGTGGACGACGCCGGAGGGCTACCGGTTCTACGACATGTGGAGCGGCGAGCCCGACCAGTTCGAGAAATGGTGGAAGAAATGGCATGAGGCCAACCCGTACGGACAGCCGATAATCCGGTTCAGCGACTGCACCGTATTGTGCTTCCCGCAATTGTCGCCTGAGGGGATCGCCGAACGTGACGCCCTGATCGAGCGGAGGGAACGGGAGCGGGCGGCATTCCAGGAGGCGCTGGCCGCCCGCAAGGAATTCAACAGGCTGGCGTACACGCTGCGCACGGACTGGATCAGGAAGTACGCCACCGGGTTCAACGGCGGCCAGTTGCGCAAGGCCACCACGCGTCTGAGCCTGCTCGCGCTGACCGGCACCGAACTCTGCCACGGACTGATCAGCGGCGCCTCATGGAACAACATCGACAACGTGCTCGACGCATACAATCTGCTCGCCGCCACGCCGCTGCCATACGGCGACACGAGCGATAGGGGGCTGTGGCGCGAACAGAACCTCACGGAACTGCATCGCCGCCAGCACGTCGAGGGAGCCGCGAACAGGGAGCTCCTGCTCATCCTGTGCGCCCAGGTCGAAGCACTCATCAAACCCGGCACATGGGCCGACAAGGACGACATCGATCTCGCGCAAACCTACTACCACACGCTCGCAGACCTCGGATACCCCACCAGCGACGAGGAAAACAAGGCACTCAACGGGTGTTTTCTGCCCGAAGACGACGAAGCGGAGTGAACCATGACATGGACCCAGATAGACGACGGGTTGAACTTCAGCCCGCAGACCATGCCCGGCACGGTATCAAACGCCGCGTTGGGCCTGTGGGTCAGACTCTGCGTGCACACCGCATACCAACTCCGATTCCCCGCATTCGACGGCGCATTCGACCTCACGGTCGTGCGCTCGCTGAAAGGCAACGCACGGCAGGTGGCGGAGCTGGAGGCCGCGGGAATGCTCGAACCGGCGCTCGCCGCCGGCCGGTGGATGGTGGTCGAGGCCGACACCCTGATGAAATTCGGCGGCACTTCCGGCAGCGAACTCAAGGAGAAAAGGGCCAAGGCCGGGCATGCCGGCGGCGTCGCTTCGGGCGAGTCTCGGCGAAGCAAACGCGAAGCAAATGCTTCGAAGCAAAACGAAGCAAGTGCTTCAAGCAAACCGCGAAGCAAAACCGAAGCAAACCATGAAGCAAACGGTGAAGCAAACGGTGAAGCAAACGGTGAAGCAAAACCGAAGCAAACGTCTGAAGCAAAACGAAGCAATTGCTTCGAAGCAAACGAAGCAACCGGTCCTAACCTAACCATACCTAGCCTTACCTCCCCTGTAGCCCCCTCCGCGCCGAACGCCGAACCGGAGTCGGCCGAGCCGAGCCAAGCCATGGCCGAATCCGGCCACGCCAGGCCGGTGACGAGCCTCGCCGAAGCCGAGGCCTTGGCCGAGGCCGACCCGTTCGCGTTCGCCTGGGACCGGTACCCGAGCCACACCGGCAATCGGGAACAGGCCCGAAACCTGTGGCGGGCCATCACCGGCGGCGACCCGACCGTGCCGCACGTCGAGGCCAGCCAACTGCTCGGAGCCGTCGTCCGCTACGCCCAAGCCGTGCGCCAGGACGGCGACCGGTTCACGCCATCGATGCGCAAATGGCTCGAAAACCGGCAATACGTCAAATGGCTGTCAAACACACCGGCACACACCGAATGGGGCGGCATCACCCGCCAATGGCTCAACCAGCACGCCATCAGCCAAGTCCCCTCAGGCACGTGGACGGACAGCGTCGAACAGACGTTCTGGGCCCACGTCAAAACCGGCGAAGAGCCGGAGACCGTGGCTCAAAGGCTCGTCAAGGAAATCAACGAAAGGAGCCAGGCATGAGCGACCAGCCCACATCCGAGACCCTGCGCCTCGTGGAAGGCCGCGAGTCCAACCGGTGCATCGTGTGCGACCGATACCTGCGTGCGGGAAACTGGCCCGGCATGAGCCACCACCACAGGAAACGCCGCAGCCAGACATACGGCGACCCCGAACGGCACGCGCCATCGAACGTCATCGACGTGTGCGGCACGGACAACAGCACCGGATGCCACGGATGGATACACCAACACCCCGAACAAGCCCGAGCATTGGGCTACCTGCTCAAAAGCTACGACCCCGAGCCAAGCCAAGTGCCCGTGTACAGCTGCCGGCGCGGCTGGATACTGCTCGACACCGACGGCCAATGGCATTCATGCCCGCCACCCGAAGACCTCCCCACCCACATCAACATCAAGAAAGGCAACGAATGAACGACACCACGACAACCCTCGCCATCGGCCACCGGACCATCCCCCTCGACCCGCCCCGCCCGCCAAGAAAACCCGACATGCTCCTCTGGGTCGACACCGAAACCACCGGCGTCGACCCCTACCAGTGCGAACTCCTGGAAGTCGGCATGCAAGTCACCGACATGACCGGCAAACACCCCCACGACAGCCTCCACCTGATCGTTCACCCCGACAACATACGCAACTGGGCCAACTACCCCGAACTCCTGAAAGCCTACGAAATGCACCTCGCCAACGGACTCATGCTCGCCGCCGCCGAAGCACCCAAGGACACCTACGACTACCAGCACACCGCATGGAACATCCACGAATTCCTCAACGACCAACTCAGCCAATACACACTCCACCCCGCCGGCACCAACGTGGACTTCGACCTACGCCAACTCGACGTCCACCTCAGCCGCCACCTCAACCACCCCATCGCCGAAGGACTCCACCACAGAAAACTCGACCTCACCACCCTGCGCCTCACCGACCAAGCCATCGGCCGCGACCCCTACCAGAACCACGCAGGCACCCACCGAGTCCAAGACTGCATCCACAGGGACATCAACGACTACACCGCCTACCTCGACATCATGCGAGCCGGACACCAAGGAACCCAATCATGAACACCGGCAAACGAATACCCGCAACCCTCACGGCGATCCTCGCCATCCTCGCGCTCGCTGCATGCGGAGAAACACCCAAAGGCGGCGGCCAGGGCACCGTG